GCAGTTGTGTTTTAAAGCTAGTAGTTAATGTTGATGTAATTGCCATTTAAATACCTTTTATTATTTTTGCTAAATCCCCTGCATCTCCTTTTATCAATTCTTGAATTAAAGATGCCTTATATGATTTTATAGCATTATTCAAGTAAATCAAACACACTTTATAAATTAAATTTTCATAAGCTTTAGCTTGTTCTTTAATATGTGGAGCGCTGTCTTCCGAATAGCCAATTATTTTTTCAGTTAATTGTTTTGCCCAGAACTCAGGAGGATGCCCACCAAAATTTGTTGTTGCTATTTCTACCATTCCTAATTGTGGAATACCTTCTGGTGTTAACTTCATTACCATTTCTCAGGTTCAACTGGTTCAGACTTTGTCATTGCGCTTTTGTCGTTTCTTCCAAAAAGTTTGGGTTCTATTTTTTGTTCTTCTTGTATTAGCTGACTTCTTTTAATTGGAGTTAATATATTGTCTTCACTTAGGCCAATTACCAAAGGATCATCAAGTCGATGGTATCCGTACAATTTTTCTTCAGCAGGTACGGATGTATCAAGTAAGGAAGAAGAATGTGCTATTTCTATTTGTATGCCTGCTTCCATACATTTAGCTAACCAAAACTCGCAACAAGCTCTACCAGCTTCTGCAAAATACAAATTACCCTTGTAATTAAAATCTAATCCAAATAATTGAATAGATCCTACCTTATTCCAAAGAGCAAAAGCTATTGCGTAAGCTGCGGTATTGTTTAAATAGTGGCAATTGGCGTGTTGTATAACTTCTGCAACAGGATACTCTACTAAACCAGGACATCTTTCATCCATTTCACACGTGTAGATAGGACCTTCGTGTTCTTTTAGAAGTTTTACCATGCTATTTGTCTGGCCTCCTGCATCGTCTGTTTCTAGAAATCTTGATGCGGGATCCATCATAAATACTCTGTCGTGAAATATAACGCTTGCTACTGCGTTAATTGCCCACACTTCATCAAAAGTGTCGCTGTGTGATTTTGCAAGATTGTAGTCAAACCAGCTTTTACCTAAGCCAACTATTGCTACTGTCTTGCCCTCAAGATTCTTGATAGGCTCCATACTTTCTCCTTTTATTTAACTTACTTGAGATCGGAAAGAGTCGTAGCGATATTCGTCGCGTCTTCCTCTAGCTTCCGCTCTATTCTTTAATCTAGCTATATCTTGTTGGAATCTAGTTTCGTAAGTGTTGAGCAAATCTGGTTCACCCTTCATAAAAGTATAAGCTTCAATCAATGAGCCATACAACAAAGCATCTCTAGCATTTTGTGAAAGCCAAGTTCCTGTAGTTATAGAAACTAAACTTGCAGGTCGGTAGAGATAATGCAGCTCAACTGAATAATCAGCGTCTGGTAATGGCGCGACTACGACTGTGGTTCCAGAACTTCCTGAAGTGCTGTATTCCTTGTCAAAGTCTGCGTAGTATAAAGGCAGTCCTCTCAGACTGATATCAGTTATATCAGGAGAGTATTCCTGCATAAAACTGGGGTGTTTCTTTTCCAAAAAATGATAATCGTTAGAACTATCAATTACGGCTAAAGAAAAGCTCAAAATAAAATCTGTTGGACACGTTAAGAAACGGTTTCCTGTAGTTAGATTACCTGTTTGATTTTTTCTAAAAAAATCTTCCTGTACTAAGTTAAATATACGGTCTTCAGCGTTTTTTATAAAGTCAGGAATCGTTGTATTAAACGTAGATTCGTTGTTATCAGTAAAACTTTGAATTAATGTAAATAACTCGCTATAGGTCATGTTGTAATTGTAACGCTTCCAAGTGAAGCTGTCATTGTTGGTATTTTGTAGTTAGAACCTAATATGCTTGAGTTCATAGACAAGAAGTTGTTACTGGTATTGGTAAAATTATTAGCATCGCTTACAACAACAAAGCCATCTCCAGCTTCTACATCGTTATTTGGTCTTGGGTTGTGAAGAGCTTCTTTATCAGATACTACAGGAGTAGGATCTATTTGAGGAGCTTTTGGTTCAAAACATTCTGTACAAGTTTTAAGATTGTTCCATTCTTTTCGTAAATCATGCAATTTATATTCAAAACCACAACGATCACAAAGACCTATAGCAAACTTACCTGCGGAGTAACCCATTAATAACTACTTCTCATTGATGGTTTTATACGGAAAGATGCTCTGTCCTCGTCCTGGTCAGCAGCTCTTTGAAATTCTTCTTCGTATATTCCTTTAAGCAATTGTGTTTTTTCTGGCGCTCTTTTAACAGAAAGGTAATAAGCCAATCCTGCTGCAAAACAAGGATAAAATCTAAAGGGCATATCCATTGTATTAACGGCAGTATCTGCATCATCCATTCTAACCATTTTATTAAACAACAATACGTCTGTAGAGTTTTCTGGAGCAGGCCATACTTTTATAACTGGTTCTGTTAACTTGTCAAAAAAGAATTGCGTAGGGCGTCCCTTTGTTTCTTTTACAGGGATATTGGTGTATTCAGAACGACTGATTCTTGTAATATTAGTATCGGTTACTGTTCCATTAATAGTACGCCTTATTACCATATCTAAAATGTCTATAACGTTACTGTTTAATGTATAAGTAGGAGTTCCTTCTATTAAAGTTTGAGTAGTTTGTTCTATTGTCCACTGGTTTAATCCTCTGTTCGCCCATTCAGCTAACATAATATTAATAGACCTTTTTGCTGTTTTTAAATCGTATCCCGTACGCAATTCAAGACCACAACGTTCAAAAGCTTCTTCTATAAACTCAGTTACGTTGGGTTCAAAATTTGTACTGTTTGATAATGCCATTACTTTTTCTTTTTAAGAGATCTTTCTATTTGTTTTGCTTGTTTTAAATGAAGCTTTGAAGCTCCTTTTAATTCTTTAACAAGTTTTCTTTTTTCTGCAATTGATAATTCAGCCATTATTCGTCCTCCGCATATAGATTATCAAAAATCTTGTTTACATCAAGAGTATAGTCTAAATCAGATTTAGAATAGTGTATATGGGCAGATGGTTTAAAATCTGGAGCGCCTTCTCCTGTTTCAAACCAGGCAGGATGTGTAACTCTAACTCTGTTATTTGGTAAGGCTACAATATTACCAGTCCATTCGCCTGCATCTAACAATTCTAATACGTGACTTTGTTTGTGTTGAGCTGGGTCATCGGCTATTTCATTTTCCGCGTAATCCACTGTAAACATATACTTAGCTGGGTAAAATTTACCATCAATCTTTGCCATCCAAGGACAAGGAGTGGCTCTGTCTATAACGTAAACTGCATGATTATGAGAAGAACAATCCCAAGGTTGGGCATCGTGAACAGCCATTGGTTCTGGCCACTGTTCAAAAGGTGTATCTCCTACTAGAGCAGTAATTGGCATTCTTGCCCACATAGCTCCACCGTGTACGGTATCTTCTTCTTCACCTTCTGCTTCTATACCAGTAAATATAACTTGAAAACTTAAACAACGACAAGGCATCGTTGTTACAGCTACTACCATAGCGTGTAGGAATTCTCCGTGGTATTTTTCGTGATTGTGTGTGTACTCTTTTCTAACCCAACATTTAAAATGTGGGATATTGCTTTGTAAGTAAGCCACCTTTAAGTCTTACCTTTTCCGCCCTTTGAATATCCTTTAGATTTTATCCTTCCTCCAGCTTTTTTTAATATCCTAGGATTGGCTGCTCTATTTAGTCCTTTAGCCAATCTGCTTGCAGGTGCTGCTCTAGATGCTACTCTAGATGCTACTTGCAAAGGCGCGGTTTTAGCTTTATAAGCAGTTCTTAATATTCCTTTTGCAAGACCTCCTAATTTCATACCTTTGGATTTCATTGCTCCGCCGTTTTTCATACCTTTGGATTTCATTGCTCCGCCGTTTTTCATACCTT